CGCACACTAGCAGGCTGGGCTATACCTGACGGCTGGATCGTTTGTTTCACCGGCAACCGTACCTCTGACAAGTCAGGTGCTACCCGTATGCTCTCGCACTTGCTCAACAGGTGCGCGGTGTTTGAGCTTCAGTTTGATGTCAAGGGCTGGGCTGATTGGGCCGCTGACAATGGCGTCAACCCGCTGGCGATTGACTGCGCGATGGCCTACGCCGACGAGGATTTTTTCGCCGACTGCGTCCCCACTGAGGATGGCCCATTTTGCACCCCGCGTTCACTGGTGCGCGCCGCTCAACACCTGACGGCATTCACAGACTCGGCTGAGTTTGACGGTATCGACATCCCGTATTATGTCGGGGCATTACTCGCCGCTAACATTGGCGAGCGCGCCGCTGGGATGCTGACCCGCCACATTGCGATGGCTGATTTGGTGCCGACTGCGGCTGAGATATTCGCCGACCCGACTGGCGCCAGCGTCCCCGACGCAACGGGCTATCAACTGCTCGCCGCCAACCGCGCCATCAACGCCGCGCACGATGCCGATACCGGCGAGGCGGCACTCGCCTACATTACCCGCCTGCGTCCCGACTTGCAGGTGTCGCTGGGTTCCAAACTGCTCCGCGCCTCAGCGCGCAACGGCTGGGTGCTCACATCGAGTGTCGCTGTCGCGTTCATTCAGAAATTCCACGATCTTTTACCACTGGCACAAACCGCCGGTATGGAGTTGTAGTCATGCGAGCTAAAGAGCTATTCACCGCAACCGATGATCTCACCACCTCGCGCCGCTTCATTGCGGCGCTGATCATCCTGCAAGCGAAAGCCCCCGTTCACTACAGTGTGCTACTCGCCACTAAGGTGATCTGGACTCATGCGATCCCAACTGCCGCCACTGACGGCGTCTACGTTTACATCAACCCTGACTTCTTTCGCGGGTTGGCGTCAGACTCACAGCGTGCATTCTTAATGTTTCACGAGGTGTCACACATCATCCTGCGGCATCCCCAGCGCGCCAAGGTGTATCAGGATCGCGGGTTCTTCCGCGTTGGCGTTCCGTTCGATCACGCCATTTACAACCGCACCGCCGACTGGATCATCAACTCGGACGGCATTGCGGCAGGGCTGGAGCCTATCCCGCAGGGATGCTACTCCGACAAATACGGGCGCGATGACCTTGTCGATTCGGTTTACGCCGAGGTGTATCAAAAGCAGGATGACGATGCCGACGATGACGATGACATCAAAGACGATCCCGCCCCCGATTCCGACGATAGCGATCAGTCTGGCGGCGACTCCGCTCCTGACTCAGACGATCAATCCAGTACTGCTGACGAGTCAGACGCAAGCGACGACTCCGGCAAGCCATCCGACCTACCTGACGCGGAGGGCCACGATCACCACCTGACGCCCGAGTATGAGGGCACCGACGATGAGCAGGCAGACGCCGCGCAGGCAGACGAGCACGATGTCCGCTCATCAGTCGATGACGGCATCGATCAGATGTCCGCTGACGGGCGCGACCCTGCACGACTCCCCGAGTCTATACGCGAGGGTTCGCACCGACACCGCCCCAGCAATGCATCCGACACCGATTGGCGTGCAGAGCTTGCTGATCGGTTCAACCGCGCAGGCGCTGGCGGTCAGGTCACATGGTCTCGCATCCACCGCCGACGATTCGCCACACTGGGTGTGATCAGCCCCACGTCGATTGGGCAGATTGGCCGCGTATCGCTTGTTATTGACATCTCGGCATCAGTCAGCCGCGACATGCTCAACCGATTCATGACTGAGTCTGCGTCTCTGATCGACACGCTTCAGCCGCGTGACGGTGTTGTTGTTGTCTGGACTAATCACAGCTTCCACAGTGCTGACGAGGTCTATTCCGGTGCAGAGCTTCTCGACCTTGAGGTGCCATGCGGGGGCGGCACTTACATGACCGCTGGTGTCGAGTACCTTGAGGCGAACGGTCTGGAATCTGATCTGGTTATCGTGTTCACCGATGGCGAGATGTATGACTCCGACTGGGTTTCTCTGGCCGAGCGTGACAATCTGGTTGTCGTGCTCGACAGCGAGCCGGTGCCCTACATTCAGCGGAACATCACCGCGTCGGGCGCTGACACCATCGTCGCTCAGGCGGCATAACCCACGGGGGCCACGCGCCCCCTTATTTTTAACAAGTTAGGAGACATCACATGAAGGAGCGCACTGAGATTTTGGGCGAAGAAGAATGGGAGCGGGTTTTTGTTCAGATCAGGCATGATCTGGAAATGGGGCTTTTCCAAGACTTGTTTTCAATGCTGGATCAAGTGCCCCCGCGCATACTAATCGGATACCTGAGAGAAGGAGATGCAGATGCATAAACCAGTGCCATTCGCCCCCTTATTTTTAACAAGTTATGTATAGGCAAAAAAACCCCACCGCAAACCCCCATGTTTCAGACAGTACCGACTGGGGGATTTTTATGATAGTTGTCCCCGTTTATTTGATAGAAAAATAAAAAGGGTTGTTATTTTCTTTTCTATCGATAAACTAAATACGTCTAACTGTAGGAGTGAAGACATGAAATTATGTAACGAGTGTTTACGAGTTAATGCGCATCATCCCCATTGCCCCGAGGCCGAGGATGATTCCCCCCAGACCTTTACAATCTGGCAATCAGGGAAGACCTCGGATTTGCGAGTGGAAACCGAAGGCGAGATGCGTCAGGCCGCAAGAATTCTAGGTTTTGATGCGAAGGTTGTAATTTCCGAGGGAGAGGCTGACATCGTCAAGGATGGGATCGTCTTGGGTGGCTGTTATGTCAACGAGGAGTCAGGCTATGAGTGATGTTCTTGATTTTAATGGCCGTAAAGCCGCTGAGCTTTTAAAACGGAAGGCCGAGTCAGAGGAAGAGTTTAGGACTCAACAGCGCCTAGCAAATGATGTGGGCGTCAATGCGGCACTAGACATGTTTGAGTCTCTCGGAGAGCACGACGTGGACCAAACGGATGCAGGCGTCACTGGAGCTATGTCTGGCGTGCTCTATACCGTCCTGCGGTTTGTGCTCGATTTCTCCGCAGATGCAGATAAGGCTCGACAGTACGTGAACGCCGCAATGGATGTTGCTATAGAAAACTACGAAAAGGGGGAGTTATGAATCAGCAAGACAGAATTCTCGACTACTTGAGAGCAGGCAACACCCTGACAAGACTCAACGCATGGTCTCAGCTTGGAGTACTGGAGGCACCTGCTCGCATATCAGAGTTGCGCGCTATGGGCCACTACATCAGAACCAAGATGGTCACCGTCAAAAATCGGTACGGCGATAAAGTAAGCATTGCCGAGTGGACGATGGGAGGCATCAATGGATAACTTGTTATCAGTTTGGTTGGGGGCGCTTACGCTCCTGATCATTTTAATCGTGACGGGAAGCGGAGACTACGAAGAAGCAGTCGCCGCCGAGCGCCACTACTGTGAAATGGTTGCAAGCAAGGTTTGGCCTGCTTACGACCAGAACATCAACTGCAATAAGGAGTAGTATTATGGACTATAAATACCCAGAGCAAATTAAAACAAGGCGTCGGTTTTGGACTGAGCAAGAGGACAACATTTTGGCTCACGGCATCAGGACTAAAAAGTCTTACAAGCAGATCAGCAAGCTGGTCAACAGGTCCGAGGCCGCATGCACTCAGAGGGCTTTTTACTTGAGGGAGAGCTTCAGCAAAAACAATGCGATCGCCCGAAAAGTGAGCGTTGAGCCAAAGCCGGTCCCCGCAAAGCCAAAAGCACCAGAGGTGCCAGACCTAATGCTAGACCGAGTGCTCAACGCAGAGCGCACGATCCAGCAGATACCAACTTTAACTTTAATATCTGGTGCCAGTGCGATAATCTCATTTACAACGATGATGATTGTCATCCTTGCGGTGTACGCATGAGCTGTAGCTATTGCGATATGGACGGCGGGGTTCACTCCCCCGCTTGCCCAGCAATCTACGAGTCAATCGATTTTTGCGGAGTGGGAAAGTGCGCCGACCTTGAGGCTGGCGCTTACTCTAGATTTCTTAGACGCAAGGGGATTATGAATGGACGACCCAGACGACTACCGGATAGCGGTGCAAGCGGCGATGCAAATGGCCGAAAGATTCGGCGAGGATGTGGCGATAATGCGCGACATGTCGGTTTTGTTGCTAAGGGAGGCAGAATCGCCATCCATTGAAATTATTAGGTGTCCAGCGGCTTTGCGCAGGAAGAAAAACAAAATTTTAGGTTAGTCCCACACTCCTAACGGCGAGCGGTGGCGTCGGCAAAGTGTCTTGTCAGGGGCTAACTTGATTGATATGACAAGACGCTATCCACCGCCTACCCAAACATCCAAAACGAAAGCGCGCCGACAGCAGTCGCCGACAGCAAAAAACCCACGATCAACCCCATCATCACCCACGCCGCACCTACCAAGAGCGGTCCCGTCAGATCACTTCCCATCCTCATCCCCCTTCAGTATCTCAACCGCACCTCACTCCCAGCAGGACTTTAAGTACCCAAGAAGATCGGTCATTGGCCTGAGTTCTCTGTACTTCATCTTCCCCGCGTCAGCGTGCTCTTCAAAAGGGCCATCCTTATCTCCCTTCCGCACCCTCTGGCAATCTCGCCAAAAATCGACCTTACCAATCCACCCCATTGCTGTTGGCCTGTCATCTGTAACACTGTAAAAAACATAAACATGGCACTCGTATAGCTCTTGATCGCAGGTAACATGCGCATCCTGAAAATGAAATGGCGGCACATTTCTCTTTTTGGCCTTCACGTCAATGCCAACCATGCGGCCAGATATATCCATTACCGAGAAATCATACGGACCCTTATCACAAGCAGACCATGCATGCTGTACACTGCTGGCAATCAAGAATCGCGAAAACTCCATTTCAGCAAGAGTGCCTACATGCTGGCCCTCGCCGTTTTCGCAAATCGTCATGCGGTTAAAGCGTTTACCCGTTCCCAGACTTTTCACATTCAAACTCCAGCAGTAAATCAATGTAATGTTTTGCCTTTAACAAGTCAGCAGTACCGTCCTTGTCTCGCCACCGTGTAACGTACTTAATCACAGCATGCTCGCAGACCCCCAACTCATTCTGCAAGGCATACTCTAGCGGTTGGATCTTCAGCCGTTTGTAATGATCCCCTCCGACTTGATCGTCAAAACTACTCACCCCTCAGTCTCCTAAGCGGGTTCCTGCCGCCAGCCAACCGCCTCTCTGACAGCCAATCCAGCCCTTGTTTGAAGGCGCTCATCTTCTTGAGGTCACCCGACACATCCCAGTTGTGAAGCACCACCTCTTCTATTAAATATCTGTGATACTCGCCATACCTCTGGCCAACGAGGTCAAGCGTGCGCCCGTACCTCATCAGAGTTTCGTTGGCCATCGAATCCTTGGCCCTCTCACCAGAGGACGGCTCAAAATTCAAAGCCTTGGTGAACATGCCTGCCTGAGCCGCCTGAGACATAACGTACTCGGCGGCTTGATGTTGAGATAGTGAGAGCAAGCCGTCCATTAGGTATCGATCAACAAGACACTGGTCCATCACCTTGGCCCGAGGCATGTTACCGCCCTCGACCATTACCGAGTGGCGCTGGTATATTTCCTTCGTCCCGAGGTCTGTGTGTGACTTGTCAGACGTAGTGGGATTCCCCGGACGGCTCCGGGGGTGGCCCTTTGTGTGTAACATGTTATCAGAACTCATCAAAGTCCTCCCAATTCCGGCTAACTCCCTTGATTGTGCTGACCTCTGCTGGCGGAACGTACTCCCTGTATCTTCCACTTGCCAAGTCATATGTAAGGCACGCAGTCCCCTGTTGGCCGGTCCACTTGAATCTGGACTTCCAGCAATGTATTTCGACGCAGTCCTCTGCGCGGTGAACGGTGATTCCCAGATCGGCTTTAGCGAACCACGCCGCCGAACCCGAAATATTCATCCCCTTGGGTACTGCGTAGGTTCCGTCTTCTCGGGGGTACATCTTCTGGGGGTGGGCGACAAACCAAACGTGGATACCGTGGGCCTTGGCAAAAGCGGTGATTCGACTCAGCATCTGGCTAATGCTGTTGTGCTCTTCGGACCCCACCTGCTCAATGTAGTTATAGGGATCAATGACGAGACCCCGCACACCCAGACGCATCACAGCCTGCTTGGTCCGCTCAATAACGCTGTCAATCGTGCTCATCCCCCCGTCTTTCGACTCCAGAAAGACAAAGTGGTCGTTAATAAACTCAACGGACTCCTCTAACTCTTGCTCGGTCATCCTCGGACCCAGTCCATCATAGAATCCCTTCCCTGACACCTTCTCTGCAAGCTTCGCAATATGCATGTGGGGCGGGTTCTCAAACGAACACACCGCGAACTTCCACGACTCCCGTTGCGCCAGATTGATCATAATCTGATCAATAAACTCAGACTTACCGGAGCTGGGCATGCCGGTCACAATCGACAACTGCCCCTCGGCAACCGTGAACAACTCATCGATAGCGTGGTAGCCGGTGCTTGCTCCTCTGCCGTGCCCGTTGGCGTATATATCTTTGATATCGTTGATGTATTCAGATGCGCCGTACACACCAGACAATGGAACTGGCTCCGGAGCGTCAAAAATCCGTCGCGTCTCCTCTGCGCCTAACTTGTCAACAGCATCGTTTGCATCCTTCGTGCCTTCGGGGAACTTTACCCGCCAGCACTTAGCCCTGCCCACGCGACGGGCAATTTCCTCTGCCAGCGCCTCGCCTGCCTGATCGTTGTCAGTCGCTAAAATAATCCGCTTGACCTGCTCCAGACGGTCACGCTCCTCCCAGATATAGCTGAACTTGTTGTCCTCTTCTGGCGACACGCGGTTCTGACTGACCTTGGCGGGGGCGCCATTCGGGCATGAGACTGCTTTGATCCCCACGCTTGCCAGCGCAATGACATCACACTCGCCCTCGACGATGGTCAGGTCTTCTTCATCTACCCCAATGTGCTCTATGCCGTAAAAAGTTTTTGGTGCGCCATCGCAAGTGAACCCCTTGCCCTCGACAGACCTCCACTTAATCGCAGTGGGGTTTTCACGCGGACCATAAATAAATCCCACCGCTTGCTTTTGTTCGCCAGCAAACCATTTTTCGCCTGTGGTCATTGCTGGTAACCCCTCAAGACTATCTAGTGGCACATTGCGCTCGCCGAAAAAGTCGTGAATGAGTTGGACGTTATAGTTTAGTTGTGTCGGTATCTTGACTACCTTCTCCATATAAGCCTCGTAGAATTTTTTGCGCCGCACAGCACCAGACAATCCACAGTGATGGCAGTGGTATAGGGTGCCGTCGGGCTTGATTGTAATTGAGAGTGTTTTTTGGTTTTTTTTCTTTCGTTGGTCGCCGCAATCGGGACATTTGACACGGGAGTCCCTGTTATGGCCCAGAACGTACTCTTCTAGTGCATCCATAATAGTTGCCTATCCCTATTTTTTATGATATTGATAGACCCTAGTACTGTCCTAGTCTAGAAAGTACCCAGCTTAGATCATTACTATATATAAAATTAGTAATGTTCTAGACTAGAACAGTCCTAGTGTTAGAACCTCCTAAGAGTCTACGCCCCCGCCCATCGGGGGCTTTTTTTAGGAGCATGCCGTCAGCTCTTCCATGATCATTTTTCCTACGACTTTCTGCTCCGTTTTACTTAGCAACAACATTTCATCTAGGGCGTCTTGCAGTCCATCCGGAAAACCGGCTATGCCGCAGTGCGCCAAAAACGCAGGGGATTGAAGGTACTTGACGGCGTCCTCTTTTTCAGTCGGCGCAGTGCCAACCAAGTCACGAATGGCTTGGAATATAACCTTGCTGTAAACCGTCTTATAGATACCGGACACTTATCTCTGCTCTCGGGTCTTCTTTATCGACCCCTCCCCAAATGATGTGCTTCTCTTTTACCTGCCTGTCATTTTTGTAAATCGGACCCTGCATACAATCTAGTATGAGGGACTCATCAAGATCAGGCCGTCTGCTAGCATAAAATATTACGATGCGTACCGCTACATCTTTCTCAACCGGAGGGTCAATTGCCTTGCATTGCTTTGCAAAAGACTTGACATAGTCCAGTGCTTTTTGTGATTTGATGAACAGCGGGCGACCAGTCTTACTCTTAACAAGTCTACGGCTATTTGCTTTGCTACACGGCTCACCGTGAATGATCATGCTGACAATGTTTGACATTTGACTGTTCCCCAGATTATCATTGCGACTGGTTAATAAGAGGTCCAGTCATGAGCAAGATGGGACGTTACGTTTATCAACTACAAGAGCAAGAGGAAAACCCCAATGTCGAAAAGCAGTATGATCAGAATCGAAAAGGACATTCCGATACCGCAACGCACCCGCTTACCAGACTTACCATTTCATGTTATGGAGGTCAACGAGTCTTTTCTCGCCCCCGTCTCGCACGAAGAAGCGCGACTTGTCCAAGCCTTGCGCCAACGAGTGGTGCGATTCCAAAAGCAACATCCACCGAAAAAGTTTAGCGTGGTGCGCGACGGCGACAAGATGCGGGTATTTAGAATCCAGTGAGGATAACCAACCACACAAACCTACCGGAGCCTGTTTATCAGGCGCTCACTCACAGCGACTATAGCCGTGGGAACAGCAACCGATCTGTGACTCAACTGATTGACTCTCCGCGTGTTCGCATTCTCAAGACTGAGCATGACAACCTCATTCAAGAGGACGCATCAGACATGGTCTGGTCCGTGCTTGGCACCGCAGTTCACAACATGTTTGAACAACACCAGCCAGACGGCCACATCGTCGAGGAGCGGCTGTTCGCAGAAGTGGACAACTGGGTCATCAGTGGCGCCGTTGATCTGCAACGATCCGAGGAAGACGGCACAGTCACCCTTCTCGACTATAAGTGTACGTCGGTCTGGTCGGTCATTTACGGCAAAAAGGAATGGGACAGGCAGTTAAACTTCTACGCTTGGCTGGTGGAGCAAAATGGCGAGACCAAGGTATCTGCGCTGAGTATCGTGGCGGTACTGCGCGACTGGCAACGCAACAGGTCTGGCGAAAAGAATTACCCACAGGCGCCGATTGTCATCGTAGATATACCGCTTTGGAGTCGACAAGACAGGGATAGCTATGTGCGAGAGCGGGTCCGCCTGCACGATGAGGCAGAGTTTCTCAGACTGACGGGCGAGCCACTGCCGCTTTGCTCTGACGATGAGAGATGGAAAAAGCCAGACACTTTCGCCGTGAAAAAAGAAGGAAACAAAAGGGCTTTGAGGGTGCTCGATTCAATGCAACACGCCGAGGAATACATGGGTGAAAAGGAGGGGCTGGCTATTGAGGTTAGAGAGGGTCGGTACACCAGATGCGAGGATAACTGGTGCCGCGTTGCCGAATGGTGCGATCAATGGAGGTCCGGATGATTCAGCAAGACCCTGATTTTTATCTCAAGGTTCTTGGGATGATGCAACACTCTAAAAACAAGTTACAGATAATGGTTCACGGCAACACGCTGGCGTTTTACTTGAACGATAAGCATGTTGGCAATCTGGGAGCCGCTGAGTTTTACAAAATGAAACCAAGGGAAGTTTGGACAACACTAGGAGTAAGCGATGAGCACAAAAAAAACAACCTCCTCTGAGCCGACGTATCAGTCGGTATGGGAGACGCTGTCAAAGGTCGATTGCAACGACCAAAAGAAAAGCAAGAACGGTTTGAGCTATCTGTCTTGGGCTTGGGCTTGGGGCATTCTGATGGAGCATTATCCTGACGCCACTTACGAATTCTTTGATGAGCAACGCGATGCGCAGGGTTACTGTGAGGTCTGGTGCCGAGTCAAGATTGGCGAGCTAGAAAGGATCATGTGGTTGCCCGTGATGAATTATAAGAACGAGGCCATGCAGAACCCCGATATTCGCAAGGTTTCGGATACCCGCATGCGGTGCCTGACCAAGTGTATCGGGATGTTTGGTCTCGGCCACTACATCTACGCTGGCGAAGACCTGCCGCCAGATGACGATTCTCAGGCTGAGCAGAAGCAGGAGAAGAAGCCTGAGCCGAAAGAGGCAAAGGCACCCGTCAAGAAAAAGGAGCCTGTCGCGACGGTAACGCCAATCAAAAAAGAGGAGGAGCCAGCGGAAAACCATATCGGCTCCAAGGAAGAGGCTGATAACGTGCTGGGCTTTATGATGAGTACTGCTGACACGTTTGCAACAGGCACAGAGCAGGACTTGATCGACTTTTGGAAGCAGAACAAGCAGGTCATAGACTTGCTCGATGAAAACTACAACGAGCATTACGAGCAACTGAAGGGTCACTTCACTGCTCTGCGGCAAAAACTAAAGACCCAAAAGGAGGGAACCAATGAGTAATTATCACAAGACCGATGGCGGTCTCTGGCCCAACAAGGACAAGAAATCTCAGAATCATCCAGACAAGACTGGCAGGGTCAAGGTGACCCGAGAGCAGATTAAGGGTCTTATCGCTATGGCAAAAAAGGGTGAGGAACCGGTGCTAAAGCTGGCCGCGTGGGACCGAAAGGCACAGGATACTGGCGCGCCCTATCAGTATGTTACCGGCGAGGTGTACTGGGACGGAGAGGAAAGTGCCGCCCCCGCGCCGCCACCTGTGAAGCTTGAGCCGGTCCCCATGTTTGAGGATGATATTCCGTTTTGATTAGATCAAAGAAATTGCTTGCTGGGGCCAAGGACCAGTCTTGCGTAAACTGCGGTGCCTCCGATGGCACCGTGGTTGCCGCGCACTATACTGGCATGAGGTCGCAAAGATTCGGAAAAGGAACGGGTCACAAGCCTCACGACCTATGCGTGGCCGATCTTTGCCAGAAGTGTCATTACCACTTTGACGTGGCATCCGACAAATCCTCGTTTGATAAAAAAATTGATCTCAGCGAGCAGTTTTTATTCCTGATAATTCAGACGCTAATTAGGCGTGTCTCTCAAGATATTATCGATATCAAAGGGCACTCCAACGACTAAGGAGAGAGTAATGCAGTTAAACATACCGCGAACCAAGTCGATTCAACTGATGAATGTTTTTCAGTACTTGTCTTCAGCATTTCCCGACGCGGTTAAAGACCTCATTGACACTAACAGGCAGGCACCTTATGGGGTCACCATCGAAATTAAACCTCTCCGCGCCCAGCGAACTAGGCCGCAGGAGAATTATTATCGCAAGCATTGCGCTGAGTTTGCGCGGTTCTGCGGAATGACTCCGGACGAAATGCATGAAGAGATGCTGTGTCAGTGTTACGGGTCTACCGAGCACGCAACCAAGTTTGGATTACGCCGCAGGCCAGCAAAGAGATCGGGGGGTGCGTCTCGGGGTGACTATTCAGAGCTTATAGAAACGCTGTGCCGCATTGCCGCAGAGGTGGGGTATTACGTCCCGCCAGCAGAAGAGGATAGGGCGTGACTGGAATTAAAATAGAACTGGAGGGTGAGATGGCTGAGCAGGCTATTAGTGCAATATTTGAGAAGCTGGGGGAGTTAGATCAGGCGATTTCGACAATCACAGACATATCCAACATGAACGCGGATAGTCTGGATCTCATTGAGGCGTCGATTGAGGACTTGAAGAAGGCTCAGAATAAACTGGCAGAGATGGGTGGCTTGTGAGGCACTGCTACAGCTGCAACAGGTCCGGTGTCCCAATATCTAATGCACTCTGCGATGAATGCAAGAAGCGGTTACAGCCGTCAGGCGTGCCAGAGTATGTATGGGCGCTGTTTGTTGTTATTGCCATGTCGATAGCGGCTATGTATCTGCCTGAAGTTAGTGGATGACCTCGCTTCCATCGTCATCCACACCCAGCTCGTACAGACACGCAAGATGAACTGCTGACGCCATCATCCCTACATCTAGGGCCGTGGCGCCATCACTACATTCAAACGAAATACTGCCGTCCTTCATGCGATACATAATGACCGCGCTGTACAGATCAGACGCAAAGCCGCCGTCATCAGAAGTTAAACGCTCCACAAAAGACTCAGCCATTTCCTGAGCAGACTCCCACGCCATAGGGCGCTTAAACTCAATTATCTTTGTCATGTCTCGGCCTCACGGTAACGCGGTGGACTTCACCCTCTGACTTGTCGTATGTAATAACCTTTGCGCCGCGCTGACTAACGTAGCCATTTGAACTACTGTAATTATCTCTTGCCGCGAGCGTTGGGTGCTGTTCGATTGTAGCCCCTGCGTCATCAAGCAGTCTTTCATGGTGGAGGTGACCGCAGTGAATGTAGGCGTGGGTAGAGGCGCCCCACATCTTTCTAAAGCGAGGCTCTGACGCAAACAGCTTTTGCAGTTGAGCCATCTTCATCTTATGGCCGTGATGAAATCCCAGCATAATATCGCCGTGTTGGTAGGCGTAATACGGGAACTCGTTATCTATAACCTCAACCCGAGGCTCGTCCTCAAAACGGTGCTTGATGAACTTTCTCATCCACACGCTGGACGCTAGGTCGTGGTTACCCTCTGCCTGAACAACCACCACCTTGCCAAACCTTTTTAGCATTAGATGAACTGCCTCGGTCATCACGCTGATGCTAAGCTCAACAAGTTTTGAGTAACGGTCGTCCCCGGTAAGGTGGTGCCCGGCTGTGGGCGTAACCTGAACAAGTCCGTCCCAGTGGAGAAAGTCTCCGAGCTGGTTAAGGATTCCTGTCCCTGACTTCGGACTTGCATTTAACATGTCATTAATAGAGTTTAAAAACACGTTACGAGCTATCTTTAAGTCCCAGTCTTCACCGTCGCTGTCCTTCCAAGCCTTCATCCCAAGATGAAAATCGGTGATAGTAAGGAGGGAGGCTAGGTTCTCGTCGATTTGTTTTGGGGACTTGGCTGGTTTGAACTTAGGCAATGCCGTGGCGGCATTCTCTACCGCTTCAAGGAGGGCTTCTGCCCTGCGCTCTTCGTCCGTCGCTGACTTGACCCACTGTCCGGTGGGCTTGCCGTCTTCGTTGTAGTAGGTGGATATGCCCTTGACTTTGTAACCTTCTGGCACAACATGCGTCATGTCGTGATCTGGGCTGTATCCCCGCTTGAGTGCGTTGATTTTTATGCGCTCAAGCATCTTGTAGACGTTACGCTCGGATATGCCTAGTCGCTTTGCCGCCTCTCGCTTTGTCATGCCGCCGTCTACAAGAGACGCGACTTCTGCCTGAGATTCACTCTCGGCAAACTTCCCCAGATTCATATTTTGTCCCCGCTAAAATGTGGTCTCAATGAACGGCAGGTCTGCCACTTCCTTTAATCTTGGCATTACCTTTAGGTATTCGTTTAATTGAGCGTCAAGATCATCAATTATCTGTCTTTTTTGATCTGGATCCATGTCGGCGTTAATGACTTGTCTTTTTTGATTCCTGACCTTATCCAGCTTTCTTTTGACGGAGTAGACAGGTTCTTTTAATGCTACTAAATGCCGTCGAGACGCAATGTAAGCGTTTAGGTCATCCACTCTGCCGTCTTTTTTCAGCCGGTTCATTGTGTTGATCACGGTTGATACTTCATTGTAGAGCGGATACGCATCTTCTTTAAGGCCAGAGCCTTCCTTCTGCCCAAAGAACCGGCGCCACAAGGGGAACTCGTACATGCTTTTTGATGGCGGTAAGGGAGATCCCTCACCCTGCACAAACTCTGTTTTAAGCCCCCGATCCGCAAGGTTTAGAACATAGCCGCCAATGGTGCCGGTATAACCAAACATAACGTGGTCTACTTTCATCGGACTAATGTTCAGTGCCTGCCCAATATACTTGCCCATCTCTGTCGTGCCAGCAGAGTCCTGTAACCCGCCAGTGACTTTCTGGTCGATGTAAAACGGAACGATTGGCCTTCCAGTAAAGAAGTTATGATTAAGACTGGCCTCCACAATCGGAGCAATAGCCTGAGCGCCAAGCGGGTTGATTTCTAGCGTAGACACCACACCGCGAGTAATTGTTTCTCGTACCTCGGGGGCAGTTTTCTCTCCAAGCGTTGCCGCCATAATCGTTTCAGGGACGGTCTTAAACAGAAGGCCAACCTCAAACGGGATGGGAATGCGGACAGGCACGCCAGCAGGGGTCGGGAGGAGCCAGTTGTTATCTCGTACCTCGTCTGACTGCTCTTTGTACTGGTCGTCGTCACTGACCAGCATGTAGTAGATAGCAGACAGGCCGGACAGTAATAATCCCCGAGTAGCAAACTTCTGGAATGTTTTGCCGCGAGGATTTTTTACTGCTGAATAGTTACCTCCAGCGGCTCGCACAAAAACATCCAAACCTTGGAACCTAGCATTCAAGAATGGTATCGCCGCAGTAATGACGCGAGCCAGCGGGTGTGCGCCTCGCCTAGAGAAGTTAATGACCTCCATTGCTTGAAACGCGGCCTCGGCTTCGTTGCCCGTTCTGGCAAGGACATCGTTGTAAACGGCGTTTCTGGTTGCGGCGTCAGATAGGGTGGTGGCGTCGCCAGCCCACCGCCAAACAGTAGAGAACATCTGAAGAGGACCACCACGGCCTCCGTCAGGGCCAATCCCCCTGCGTCTTGACTCCTCGGTAAAGAACTCAACTATGTTGTCTGGGTCTCTGGAGTAGTCATAGCCACCGACTACGCCAACGCGCTCAAGGCGATTCATGCCGTCCCCAATACCTTTGAAGCTGTCCAATATAGGAACAAAGTTTGAGCCTGACGTTACAAACGTGGAGAATGTGTCTCGCATCAAGTTAGCAATCATAAAACCGGGGTCTCGCGTAACCGTTTCACGCAAGATCATGCTTGGAAAGCCCAAAACCTTGGTTAACACGTCAGTGACAGCGCCCCCGCCCAGCGTCTCCATAGAGCTGTAGATTAGATTGTCATCAATCTGGAACTGAACTGCCTTTCCGTTAACCTTGAACTTTATCCCATCGGCCAGCTTTGGCTTTGTGGCAACCTGACGGGCCAGCCCCAGAGATTGCATGTCACGGGCTATTCTTTGTTGCGCCACGTTGCGCATGCCCATTTCAATAGCCGCGCTAAGGTTCAGGGAGACGGACTCAATCAGGCCCACATCCACCGCCTTTTCGCTACCTTTGTACTCCTTGAAGCTGGACAAATGCGTCAAGTCTCCGAACACACCTGACGCAACCTTGGGCACATTCTTGTCCCCTTGCGCCTGACGGTAAAAAGGAACGTAGGACGATGCCTTCCACTCTTCGGCGGTCTGGTCATTGAGGATGCCGGTGTTTTTCAGGAACTCAATGGTCTTGTCGTTATATGCCTGCCATACGTCATGCCATTCTTTAACGGGGTTGTATCCATTGACATCCGTTAAAGCGTCGATCTCCTGAAGGATTGCGTCTCTGCTTTGCGCATCTACGGGGTTTGGTAGTCCCTTGCTATCAAGGTACTTTCCCCGCTCAATCATGGCGTATGACTGCGCCAGTTTTCGCAAGTCCCCTACATCCTTGTTGTAGATCAAGGACATTACCTCTATCAACCCCCTGTACTGTCTCCCGCCATAAGAGAAGTTTACGACCTTGGTCAGTCCGTTTTCGTACACGGGAACCCCATCCTTCACGGCAGAGGCCAGAATGCCTTTTGCTCGGTCAGCAAACAGCACAGCGGCTATGGCGCTAGAGTCGGCTTCCAACTCACGCAACATGGGGTTCTTCTGATAATACTTCTCCAGCCCCGCATGCCTATTGATTGCGAGCTGTTTGAACTTGGTGAGCATAGTCCCGATCGGGCCGGTATCCGTGGCGCCCATGAACACTTTGCCATTGGCTTCTTCGCGGGCTGGCCCTCTTGTTAACTTGTCAATAGCAGACTGAGCCGCCGGGGAGCGTGCTGGCTCGTCATACAGTTGCTCATCTGCGGGGAGTGCCGCCTCTGGGTTTCGGCCAATATACTGCGCCTCTGGAGACGCCTTCACGCTAAAGCGGGGCGGTCCCTGAGTCTTGTCTATTGCTTCAATGTTTTGCTGAACCGCCTGCTCTATCTTGGCTGGGTCTACTTGGCGGGCTGATCGGTCCTCTAGCTGTTCTGTTGCCGAAAGGTCGCTATCAAGGCGTCCAGCCCCGCGTCTATCTGAGCCTCCGACATCTGCACCGAGTCGAACTCCATCTGGTCCTCGCTCTGCGCGGCGCCGAACCCGATCCTTGGCTCGCTCAATTCGACTTCGGTCAACTCCGATCTTGGTGAGGTATTTTTCTGTTGAGGTTGCATAGTCTTGTCTAACATGTCGTAGATTAACCCCGAGTGATTTGTATAAATCTTGCTCAGGATACCATATCAAGGCTTGGAATGCCGCCGGTTCAATCGATACGCCCGTGGCCTCCTCAAACTTCTTGATCGCCCTGTATGTGATATCCCTAAGTTGATTTCTGTGGGTGCCATTCATTGGCACATCATTGGTGCCGTCTAACAGCTTGATTAGGTTCTCGGCGGCAAGAGTTTGTTCGCTCTTCTCGCGTTTGCCAGACTTGAACTCGGCAGAATACTTTCTGTAATCGCTTTCGTGTTTGCTCTTTATCTCTCTGGCTTGGCGCTCAATAGCATCCTTGAGCACCCGCTTTCTCCCAACGGCAGTCGCAACTCGCTTATAGGCGTTGTCGAGTTTAGTCTTCGACGTGCCCATCAGCGTTCCCGACAGACGACCCATCGTGCGCATAAACCACATGTCCATTGTGACAGGGCTGAAGTCGCCACGCAGGTTGGTGTAAAACCCGTTTCCAATCTTGGGTCCGAATATGGCCGAACCGTACACCGTGTTTTCAGCAAGCTCACCGGTATCTGCCTGCTTGCCCAGTAATGCTCTGCTGGCCTTGTTGAGGTCTTTTACCAAGAACTCCGTGCGCAAGAACTGCTCAATCTCTACAGGCGTCATCTTCTCCAGTAGCTTGTTAGCCTTCTTGAAGTTGGACTCCATTGACTTCTTCTTGTCGCCCTTGCCCTCTATCTTGAACTTGCCGTTCTTTTTGTAATAGTTGTACGCCTGCTCTGCAAAGGCAAGATTGTCTGGCACGGCTAGGTTCTGAGATGTTATGGCTAGTGACATCAAGAACGTCGCCCGAGAGCCTGCGTCTGTCTTGATCTCTGGGTGAACCTCGGCAAGCATTTCTATTGTCTTGTCGATGGTCTCGTCGTACCACTCTACGGCGCTCTCTTGGTTGCCGTATTCAAAGATGGCTTCTTTTGCGAGATCATCGGCAATGGCCTCTCGGTCTGCCTCTCTGGCGACGTTTCGCGGGACGCCCCCAAGGCGCTCCAGTGTTCTTCGCTGTAGATATCCTGCAACAGCCTTCTTGCCCTTTAGTTTTGGAGGCTGTTCTGCGCCAGATACAACGTCAACAATGTCAACAGGCACGTCGGCGGGGGAACGGTCTAAGAGGTCTTCGTCGGCATCTGGTGGCCCGATCAGATCCTCATCGACATCTGGCTGGTCGATCAGCTCTTGAGGCTTTCTCTCTGACGTGTCAGCAACAACTCCGGTCCCAATTATGCCTCTCTCTGGGACTGTTCCGTCGCCACTGCGCTCTGTCTGGTAGAGCGTTCGTATCTCACCGCGCTCTCTGGCCCCTATCTCGCCCGTCTCTAATCGGCGCAAGAAGTCGCTAAAGTTGCTTGCCTCGACGCCACGGGTAAAGCCGATCATCTGCTTAAAGAAGTCCATGATACGGCGCATGATTGTTCTTGGCTTGCCGCCTATCTTTATAGCGTTGCCGCGATCATCGATCAGCTTGCCCTGATAGCCGTACTTAATCAGCTCCGCAATGGCTTCTTCCATCTGCTTGACGGGATTAAGATTCGGGTAGGCTCTCGCGGCGTATGTTACAAAACTTTCGCTAGGGTCATAGTCGGTGGAGTTGCTGGGCCTGTATCTCCTTGCCGCCCGCTCTAAAAGCTCAAGCTCTTCCTGAGTAATTAAGTCCAGCGAGCGTAAAGCGTGGATTGTTTCGTGATTAAACGTGCCAAGTATCGCTGTTTCTAATTCCGCATCTGTGGCGTTGGGTCCGATCTCATTTAGTATTCTGTCAAAACTGACCTGAAGAATCTTTTCAGTAGGATTGTACGCGCCTCTAGCCATTTCTCCGCGAGTGTTATCGACAAAGACAATGTTTCCTTCTGCATCAACTTCGGCTCCCCTGACTCTATCAACGAGCCTTGCCGTCACGTCCCCAGAAAGCCCAATCGCCGAAAGTCGCTTCGCAATAGCCTTCGCCATTGCCTGACGACGTTGATCTGGAGCCGGTAGCGCCAGTATCTGTGACTCTTCAACAGCAACAGACTGGGCCGGGGTGGCAATTTCTTTTGCTTTTTTTACCACCTTTTCGTATGTAGCCGGTTTTATCTCAAGGCCGCGCAACTCAAATGCCGCTCTAGGGATGTCCGATCCCTGCTCACGCAAGTGCTCCACCGCAAGCTGAAGCTGTGCCGCTGAATATGGCTTGATGTCAAAGACGGGGATCTTGGTGGGCTTATTGAAGCGGGGAGCCTGCCGTAGCTTGAAGTAAAGCAACTGGCGCTCTTCTTTGGTGAGATCATTGATTGACTGGTCTCGGCGTAACTTTCTGCCGGTGTAACGCTGGGCTATCTGCCTCATCTCCGGAGACCGATAGTCCATATCTATGTTTTTGGCCTCAAGGAGCTGGTTAAACTTGTCTCTACTAAGCTCCTCTGCGCCAAACAGGTCCGCACTACTGACAAATGAGCCGCCTTTACGCTGGTTGACAAAGGCCGCGTAGTTCATTGCGTCCTGCATGCTGGTAAACTTAATCCTACTGGGAGCGCGCTTACCCGCACTGCGAGCCGCCTCTTTCTCTTGGGCGGTTGCTGGTCTGGAGTTTATCGTTCCGGTCGATGCGCCGTCTCGGTCTATACTGATCATTGGCACGCCGTCTTTCTGCGTTGCCCGTAAAGTGTCTACATCGGAAGCGCCAGACTCAAACTCAGCCAGTCGCCCGACATTGTCACCAATAACCTTTCGGACCTCCGAAAGAGAGAACCGATCTGTTTCTGGCAGACCCTTTTTAAGTCGCGCCGCATTCAGTCTTTGAGATGCAGACATATCCTTCAACTTAACGCCAGCGTCTATGGCTTGCTGGGCTGTTAAGTCGTCCGCAAAGCCCTCTTCGGTGGTCGTTCCGGCGGCATAGTCTACTGCTGACTTGTTGTATGTATTCCTGTCTACACCAAGTACTTGTCGTCCCAGCATAAGCAAGGACTGCCGTTGATCGCCGTCAACCTCTAGCCCTGACTCGTCAATAGCAAGCTGATTGTTCTGCTCTATCGTTTGCTCTAAAACCTGCTCATTTAAAGCGGCGGCAAGTTGCGCGGCTTCAACTGGGTCTGCGTATTCTGGACCGTACCTGTTGCCTTGGCTGTCGGTAACAAAACCAGTATCGCCATATCCGGTCACTGGCTCGGCGGGCAAACCGGCTTCTCTGGCCTCCATTGCCCTTCGCAGGTCAGCTTGCGCACTTTCTGTATTAGACGAAAACGTCTCGTACACTGGAAAACTGGGACCAAGGCGTCGCGCAATCTCTATGGCTGTCGCCTTGTAGGGGTTGCCACCGGCAGGTCTTTGCTCCACCACAGGAATGCCATCTGGGCCTGTAGTTGTAAAAGGCACAGTAGCAGGCTCGACGTTAATGACATCGATCTCTGCCTCTGGGGCCACCTGCCCTTGTGCCGCCTTCTGATCGGACCTTGCCTCTCTGCGAGCCTGAGCCTCAGCCTCTTCTTTTTCCCTAAGTTCTCTTTCGCCCTGAAGGGACGCCTGATCTAGCGCCGACTTGCGTCTTCCTGATGCGTAGTTCACAACAAGGTCTGCGGCGGCACCAACTGCGCCACCAATAGTGAGATCATCCCACGCGGACTCGCCAACCTGAGTGTTGGGGTCGTACAGTCCGCGAGCGGTAAAGTCCTGTAATAGTCCTGCGGTGACTTCCTGCACGCCCTCTACGCCGCCTGTCTTGGCCGCGCTGGTCAGTCTAGGCATAATGGACTTGGCTAGGGATTGACCGGCAACTTCCTTTGGCAGACCCCTGAACAATCGTTCAACGGGCGCTAACTCAGTCAAGCCAATGGCTCCACCGATAGAAATAGCCGCATCCTCGGTCTCGGGGCTGACCTCTATGCCTTGGGCGCGGGCCTGAGCGATTCTCTGTGACTGGTCACCAGCACCAGCGCCTACGGCCAGTGTGCCTGCCCCGCCAAGCTGGGCGGCTGTCATCGCCTTGCCGGTTAGCCCTGCGGCTTTTCCGATCAGGCCGGGGCCAAGGAAGGTAAAGAATGAACCAAGACCCTCACCAAACTTGGTGCCGAATGAGTCTTGATATCGTTGATCAACGCCCAAGGCGCTTTCGTTGATGGCCTCTCGGCCCTGACGCGCAAGGTTCAGAAGATAGTCTTCGTCCTCGTCGTCTATAGCATCTTCTAGACCGACCGCATTTAGACCGGCATCGGCAAGCTGAAACAAACCCTCGCCGGTAGATATCAGGCTGTTGGCAACCCCGCGTGGAACACCTTTCAGCGTCTCACCTAGAGTGCCTAGCACTGTGGTTTCTTCTCGGTCACCCAAGAACTGAATGACATCGCCAGCGGTGTAGCCTTGCGAAAACGCGGAATCTAAGTCAAAGTTGTTTTTTTTGGACAAAAAAAGCGCGATATCCCCTTCGGTATAGCCCGCTTCGATTGCCTTTTGTATGTCTAAAGCCACTGATTAGGCTCCTACTTTAAGAGGGATGCTAAGGCGTTAACGTCCTTTCCTGAAAGTCCGCTAGTCACCGCTGGTGCCGACATGTCTAGCCCCATCGTCTGGTAAAGCAAGTCTTCTAGAGCCTTAAAACGCACCTTTTCTGAGTCCGTCATTTCAAACGAGTCCTCTCGCAAGCTTGCCACTTGCTCGGATAGCGCCCTGAGCAGTGCGCGCTGGCTTGTCGCATCGCTAACATTAATCGTTGCGTCTATCTTCCGCTCCAACTGCTTCAACTGCTTGCCAAACTGAGACTCGTCAACATCCATCTTACGCTCAAAGCGATCAGCCTCTTCGCCCCTGCGGATATCCTCACGACCCGCTTGATACTCAGCCAGACGGCTCCTCGCATCTAGCGCCCTTGCGTCAGCAGTACCCTTCATGGCGGCAGTGCCTGCGGCGGCAAGCCCTTTCGCTACGTCACCAGACGCAACTCCAGCGCCAATCTGTATCATTGCGTTGGATAGAGCCTGTTGCTTGCTTTCTGCTATGAGGTCTGAGAAGTCAAGAGCAGGCATTGGCGTGTCTTTTCCGCCTCTAGTTAGACCGTCAAGTATGCCAGACAGGTCTTGTCTTTTGGGGTTAACGGTGACCTCCTCTAGCCCTGTCAAGGCGTCCACTGCCTTCGTTGTTCCGAATGGGTTGGATACCGGCCCTGTGGGGCCAATCCCCAGCTCTCTGCTCGACTGGGCAATATCTATGATCTTGTTGCTTCTGTCTTGAGGTCCGGGTGTTCCTGCGAGGGCTGTCACGGCCTCCGTGAGCATGGTAGGCTCTCCCTTACCCCCGAGGATCGCGTCCTCTGGGAGATTCATGAGGCGCATGTCCTGATTGCCTCCAGCGGCCCGTCTATCTGCCATCCTCTGGTTTATTCCAGACAAAAAGTCCCCCGCCTGCTCACGGTTTTGCTCCAGACCAGCAACAACCGATGGGGCAGAGAATGGGTTTCTACCGATTCTGGCGGGCTGGCTTTGGACTTCCGCACTGCCTGCCGCTTGTACACGCGCATCTCCGCCGCCAACCGGCGCAATACCTAAATCATCAGAAGCGGAGCTGGCAAAGATGCCTCTGATGCCGGTGTCAGGCATCGCGTACTCATCTACCACCTGCCGGGCAAGCGCAGACGCGGCAGGCTCTAGCATTCTGTCGTCTTCTGGCTTGGACTTATATGCGTCAAACAGGCCAAGGGCGTCCGCCGCACGCACCACCATTGGGCCTTTGTACAAGTCAGAACCGCCAGCCAGCTTAGGCATCATGCGCATAGGAGCCGCTTCGGACACAGCCTCTCGGTCTGCGGCAGTCATCCCGCGAACCGGCTCCATACCTGCGCCTTCGCCTTCCACCACGGCCCTTGCATAGCTTAACGCCGCATCCCTAGAGCTACCATCCATGCCAGAAATCTCTCCGAGAACATCGGCGTAGGCAATCTCCCCGGTCCCAACTTTAGCCAGCAAGGCGTCCATCATTTGCTGAAGGGGCTGTCCGCTAGGCATTATTCTCTGCAACTGGTTCGGAAACTGCCCCCCACCCACCATCTGCACTATCCCGCCCTGAGCCATACCCATCGGGGGCATAGCCGGTGGTGCAGACGCTATACCGCCCATAGGCATGGGAGGCATGCCGCCTTGAGGCATAGGTGGCTTAGGAGCCTGTGGGGGAGCCATAGGGGGCATTCCTTGTGGGGGCATACCACCCATAGGGGGTGCGCCCATAGGAGCCATAGCGGCCTGCTGAGGGGCCATTTGAGGGGGCATCATGCTAGCAATGCCGCCCATCGCCTCTGACAGTATCTGATCTTTGACTGTGCCCTGATTCTGCTGTTGCTCTTCATGCCGCTTGCGCATATCAGTGCGCCGCTTGATCTCAGAAATCACCAAGAACTGAGGAACCTGACCGCTTGGGGCCGACGCCTCTTCCATCAGGGCTTGATCTGGAAGCCCCTTGATGATGTCCTCTTGCTCAAGAATGTTCATCAGCTAATCCCTATCGAAATGCGTTGTACAGGCCGACACCTGCAATGCCAGACCCCAACAACTGCTGAGTCATGGACGGGGTGATACCGTATGATTGTGATATTTGTCCGGGCGCAATTGGGACGCCCTGCATCATGGAGCTGTAGAACGCCAGATTTTCTCTCGGATACGCCTGTTGCCGCAGGAAGTCCGCGTAACCAATGTCCAAGCCGCGTTGCAAAAGCTCTCTTTCGATCTGGCCTGATGTCTGCATGGAGCGAAGCCGTTCCAGCTCCATCTGCTGTCTCTGTCCAGTGAAGTCGCCAAGCATTCCAGCCGCCGCGAGCCTCTGTTGGTCCCCGCCCATAAGCTGAGAGTATGCGGTCTGCCCAAGCTGTGCCGCTCTCTGGGCTTGTCCGTAGTTCATTTCCACGGCGTTAGCCCGAGCTTGTTCTTCTGCTATCCGGCCAGCCTGCTCAATCCTGACTGCGTCCAGCCCCATTGCCGCCGCCTGCTGTCTCGCCTGCTCTCCAAACTGGAAAGCGCCCGTGGCCGCGCCAAACGCCTGTTGTAGCCCGGCGCCCTGAATGTCGCTTATCTGCTTTTGCAGGTTTCGATCTCTTTCTGACTGCATGATTGCTTCGCGATATCCACCTAAGCTACCAGTGCCAGCCGCCTGAAGACCCAGTTGCTGTCCGGATATCTCCGACTGGCGACGCGCCTCGCCAATCATGGGATTTGTAACGAGTGACGTGTAGGGATTCATGTACCTCTGCATCAGCCCTGCGTTTGTCGCATACTGCGGGTCGTATCCGCTAAACACGTTGCGCTGTTGAAAGGCGCTCCCATAATGCGGCATTTCTTGCGCCCGCTTAGTCACCTCAAGCATCGTACCGGCATAGGGATTGCCCAAGCCTATCTGCCCAGCTATGTCCCCAGCCGCCTGCAACTCTTGGGGGGTTCCAGACACCCCAAGCTGATTCATACTGCTCATTGCAGTCTGCTCTGCTGGCGTAAAATATTTTAATCGCGAGCCGCCATAAGGCTGGTACGGAACCGCGCTTTCATAGCCTGTTCTGGCTAATAGGTCACGGTAGTATGGTTCTGCATAGTCTGGCAGATTCGTTTGAGTTACTGTTGATTCGGTTGGTCCACTAGATCCGCCGCCGCCACACATTTAAAGCTCCTTACGAGCGCAATATCCAAATCGCTCATATCCAGTTTTGTCAAAAATACTCTCTAGCGTCTTGCCGGGGACGCCCGAGCCAATGGTGTACTTAACCTCCATCGCTCCCTTTTCTCTGGCCCAACTCTCAAACGCATCAATCACTGCGGTTGTCGCCTCCCTTGTGTGCTGTCTCATCTCTGGGTCAAGCGCAAATCCGTACTCTAGAGCGTCGTCTCCGTCGAATAAAGGATTGGAAAATAAGCCACCAAGAAAAGCACCTCTGCCTGTACCTGACTCATCGTCAACAACCAATCCTAAGTTTTGATCCAGCTCTATTACATTAAAGATAGTCATTGGCAGTTTTTCTGCGCTAAGCGCTCGGTTTGCATATTTAGAAACACCCAGATACATGGACAGCAATTTGGCGACCAAGGGAGCGTCTTTGTGCTCCATTAAACGCAAGGTAAACGCGCTCACACTATCTCCTTTTCGTAGAAAATAGACGACTTTACAAAGCCGTCCTCTTTTAGCCACTTCCAAAATCCAAAGCGTGCAACCCCTTCAAGGCCGTCGCACCCCGCGTCCTTTGCGTACCGGTCAAGGCAATTCAGCATATCGCCATACCAAGCGTCAAAGTTCTCTCCACCCAAGAAGTGCATGGACAGCATGGTTTTTGCTGGATATCGCGTCACCTCCGTAGTTATAGCGCCCCACGCCTGCTCATCATCAAAGGCAATCCACAACTGGGTATTTCCTGCCGTTACTGCCGCACACAGATGCTCCATTGACCACCGGCCATTGCACCGCTCTATTGCTGGCTCTAAATAGTGCCGGACCTGATTCCATGCCGATGTAGCGTGCTCAATTGGGACCAGACTGATATTCACGCAGGCATAATCCCGTTCGCGTCAATAGAAGGAGCTTGCTTGGTCGTGCCGCCGCGAGCCATCCTGACTCTCTCCATCATCTGATCCAGCTCCTTAGCCCCGGCATCAGAGCTTCCGTCGCCTAATCCTGACACGACATCAGCAGGGACAATAAACTCTCCCGGTGAGACTGCGACAGGCTGTTGATCTCCAATCATGCCGGGAACTGCGTCATCCATGCCGCTACCGTTGCCACGAATCATGCCTTCTGTTTGAGCTTGGGGCTGTGAAGAGCGGAGAAGCATATTGCGAAGTTGCTGGAACATCTCTGGGCCGTATTTTTTGACAAACATGTCAACAACAGCGTCTGCATTCTCAATGCGCCCCAGAACCGCATCCTTTATCATGTTGAACTCCTCCTCCGTAGGCATGGAGGCAGAGAACTCAGTTGGCACATTTGCTATGCCGCCAGCGATAACCTCCGCGTTACCTACCGGTGTTCTAAGAGGCACGGTTCCCCCGCCCGACATGCCGCTATTAAAGCCGTATGTTGGAATATCCTTAACGGTATAGGAGACGACGCTGTTATCCGACGGATCGACGAAGTATTGCTCATTACCAACTCTAATGAAGCCATTTCCCGTAGTGCCCGCATTTAGCCCTGCTCCACGCTCCCTTTCATCGGCGGTGTAAAGGTCTGGGTTGATGCCGTAAGGCATTTTCCCTTGGTCTCGCGCTCCCTCTATGTTTTCATAAAACGCATTCTGCTCCGCCTGCGACATCTCATCACTTACGCCCTCGTACAGCCTCCCGGTGTCGGGGTTGTAGACCATCTGGCCGCCGTACCTAGTAGGTTGAGACGCTATCACATCATTCAGGTCTGACGCAGAAACGGATTGCTTAGAACCCATTAAGACATCCACCCCAAGCAGTAGGTTGCGACGGCGGTGCAAGAACTCATCGATATCCCTGTAGTTAGCGGGCGACAGGTAGCCGTCCTCGTCGGGTGTTGGGTCTATGTCCATTGGCTTTGATCCGGACTCTCCCGCCATCCACTTGTCGATGTCTGTGTATATAAAGACCCCTTCAGGTCTGGTCCTATCTGGCGGCGTAATCGTGCCATTTTGAATGCCTGCGGCGTAGTTCTGGCCTTCCTCAGACCCCATAATCTCCTCGGCAATCTGCTTGAGAGTTCTGTTTGCGCCCTCGCCCCCAAACCTGCTGTTTTCGATCAATTGGTCTGAGTAATAATCAAGACCGCTCTTATCTGGCTCTCTACCCAAGTAGCGGTAAAACAAGTCCCTGATCACAAGATCGGATCTTTCGCTCTGACCGGCCTGCTCTTGACCAGACAGGCCGGGAATTTCGTCTCCGCCGTACACATCTATGCCGCTTATGTCTATCATTCTCGTGATGTAGTCGTTAAGCTCGCTCCCGCTCAGGGCCGTTAGTGGGTTGCCGTAGCCGCCATAGTTGGTGTCGGGCGTTATCTGGCAGACACCGTTCTCGTCTATCGTTCCGTCCTTGCCATCAACGGTACATGGGTCTCCCGGATTGGGGTTGGTGCCATCGACTAGCTGACAAATTCCGTTATCGTCCGTTATTCCCGGAGAGCCATCTGGCATAGTGCATGGCTGGCCTCCAAGCGGAGGGGTTTGTGGTATGTGGCAAACGCCCGAGTTGTTTATAACTCCCGGATCGCCGTTTGGCATCTCACAAGGATCTCCCGGCTGTACGTCGTCAATTGGCTCGACAGGGTCTACGGGTTCGACTTCTTCTGGCGTATAGCCCCCGAGCGTGGTGTAGTAGTCCTTGATCTGCTGTAAGTAGTCCTCTCGGTTTATAATTGGGTCAAAGTACTCGCCCGTGGAGTCAATTTTCTGACTGGTTGGCCTGTATGAGCGATCAGGGGTAATTGGCCTGCTTGCATCCTCTTGATAATAAGAGAACTCAGGCTCAAATCCCGTCATGTAATCGCGGGGGGCGCTAACTGGCTCCTTGCCTCGCAAGTTTGCCTGAACCTGCACAGGGTCTAAGCCCCCGTACCCCGTATTCACGCCTCCAGCGTATGACCCAAAAGGACTTCCCGTAAGAAGACCAGCTACGTTGGTTACGTCTGGATTGGTTGAGTTGAGGGCTATTCCCGTTGTTGCGCCCTGTTGTATAAGTGGCATAACAGAGCGGATGTACTCTTTACTGGAGTCTGCAAAACCCGTAGTAGCCAGCCACTCTTCGGTGCCGGGGAATGCGCTGCTTGCAAAATACTTGCCGTTGGCAACATCGTTCCCTTGGTTCTTCGACTCACCAAACCACTTCTGAAACCAATTATATGTCGGCTGATCCACCAGCCCAGCGCCCTTGAGCGCCTGTAGTGCCTGCTGATTCGTGGACCCCTCTTCAATAAACAGGGTGCCTGCCTCGGTCTCGGCGGCGGCGGCCTCTTCTTCTATTGCGGTGGCGTTGGCGGCGTTAAGGTTGTTGTAATACCCCTCCAGCGTCATCTGGTCTTCGGAGCCAAGAACCCCTTGGTTCCCAGCCATTGCGAGTACCTTGGCCTCTTCATCGCTGGGAACTATTCCGCCTTCGTTCATGCCGGGAATAGAGGGAAGCGGCGTGTTGCGGCTCATCATGGACCGGTACGGACTGTATCCGGGCTGTAGTCCGGGCTGTGCCATTGCGTAGGCGCCTTGCAGGTCGTCATACGCCTGCATTCTCTTGCCCTCTGACTCTTCTCTCATGGCCGCTTGCTGACGCTCAAAGTCCTGCTGGGTCTGCATCTGCTGTGACATGCCCTCGGCTGTCATAGCGCCTACAAGCTGTCCGCTGGTGCCGAGCGCCCCTATCCCCTTATTGACTGCGGTTTCGGCCCCGCCAAATAACTGCTGACTTATTGTAGGATCTGCTGGCGTTGCCGCCGCCGGGGCTGTGGATGCAACCGCTCGGCTCGTCTGCTCAAGCTGTGAGGCTATGCTATCCGGTCCAGCCCCTATAGAGGCCAATCCTTGATTGGCGGCGCCTAGTTGCTGGGTTACCCCCTGCATGGTGCCCGCAGGGTCAATAAGGCCCGGATCGATGCCAGAGAGGTCTCCAAGCGGCAATTGCGCCGTAGCGTCAGTCAGGTCTAGCGTGCCCCTTACAGCATCTGCCGTATCAACTCCGGTGGTTGCTACATCCGCCGCCGCATCCACACCAGTAAATGCCTCGCCAATGCCCGCTGTAAGGCCGGAGGTGAGGCCAGCCAGCAATCCTCGCTTGATATCACCCGTTACTGCCGCTGTGCCGATCCCGCTCAGGGCCGCTGTGCCCAGTGTCCCCAGCTTCAGAGCGCCACCAAGCGCGCCAAACAACAAAGGCAGGAACGCCTCTGGCTGTCCCGTGACTGGGTTTGTGGTCAGCTTACCGCCGGGAACCAAGGACGCAATTCCAGCCACCTCAATGGGGTTCATGTGCACCAGCATGGTATCGCCGTAGCGCCCATGTTGCGCCATTTGGTCCATCATCGGTTTCGCTGGATATCGATTCATTAGCTAGTCTCTACGCCAAACATGTTAAAGCTAAGGCCAGTGTTGCTTGCGTACACTTTAACCACATCGCTTTGATTGAGTGTCAGTCCTAGTACAGCCGAAAATGTATCCGTTGCCGCAACTGACTTGTCATAATAAATAAACTGCTTATTGTCTGCTCCAGCGCCCGCCACATGAATACTTAACCTGAATGTCAGCGCCCCAGAAGTCCTATTGCACACGTTAAACGAGCTAACAGTTGTCTGGTTTAAATTTGGTACTGTATACAGTGTCGTGGTGGTCGTTGCCGCCGGAGCCAACTGGCCTAAAACCTTGATTACATCAGCCATTACTCGCCCCCATCAGCAAAAACTGAAATCGTCTTAGTGCTAAAGAGGAGGTTTTGTTTGTCTTGTTGGTGTTGCCCTCTACAGTGCTGGATATGTCCTGCAAGGATTGCTCTATGGTTCTACGGGCAACCTGCTCATTCTGTTGCTCGTACTCCTTGTTGGCTACTGGGAGCGTTGTATATCTAGACATTAGCGTTTACCGTCCGTTCTGATGTCAAATCGCAAGTCTCCCAAGGTCCAGCCATAATCAGCGCCATCAGTGTTAATTTTTATGATGATCTCTCTGGATCGCGCCCGTAAATGATACTGTCCAGTTGTGCTATTGATCTGCGCTGTGGCAAGAACTGTTTCGGTATTCAGGGGAAAGTCCTTACCTCTGACCTCCAGAGACAAGTCTACGGCGGCTGTTGTGCCCCGGAATGTAAAGTCCGGTATCACTCTCCTTACAGCCATAAACGACTCACCGTCGCCCAAGCCTATTCCTCCAGAGGCCACGAATGCATTTAAAGGCTCTCCGTCCGCGCTATGCCCAAACTCATGCGTGTAAAGGTAGTTGTTGTTCACGTTAACCACATCGTTTGACGCCGCAACCGGATGCTCCTTGGTGGGTGCGTGGATATAGGCTCCGCGATCTAGCGTTCCAATAGACCAATTATCCTCCAAGTAGTTGTAGGTAACGTAATTGGTAATATCCGCACTGGCGTTACCAACCGGGTAGTACCATGTTACCTCAGAATCGTCAGGATTAGTCGTTGCGTATATCTTAAATCTCTGGTCGAACTGTAGATTTGAAAACACATAGTCCAGAACCGAGCATGGCAGACGCTGTACCGCGCCTCGATACACATAAAACCCTTCCCGATCCATAAAAAAGACTGCATCAGCCGCCGCAATACCTGCTTTTGGCGATATGATGCTGACGTTCTCGGCTACCGGAGAAAATGAGTAAATAAACGGAGCGCCAATAAACCGCATGGCCTGAATGCCCACGTCCGTAAACACCAAGATTTCTTGTCTTGTTTTAATTGCGCCGACAATAGTTGTGCCGGTAGACAAAACCTGCCCGCCAGAGCTGTTGGTTGATGTTGGCGTCCAATCCGCAACGCTTTCTTGGTCAGACCACCTAATCAACAACGGATCGATGTTTGCGGATCCCAGCGGGTTGCAACCAAAGCAGATAACATGTCGGTCAATATCCGAGACCATAACCTGTAGCGCCGCAGTTGGGGTGTTTGTCGCGCCGCCCAAAGATGATAGCGGTACAGCTCGCGTCGAAATGCCAGAGCTTTCATCCCAGAAGTACACGCCGCCAGCCCTTGGGTTGAATATTAGGTCATCGGCAAAAGCATCTTGGCTGTACAGGCGAAGCTGGTTTGACACTGTCAAAGCGACAGACTCGCCCCACGCGGGATCGCCCCAGCCACCTACGCCCCAGCCGGTGCTGTCTACATAAAAGTTAGTGCCGGTGTTGATTTGATAGGCACCAACCACAGACCCACCGCCATTTCCCGTGTCACTGGCATTGGCCGTGATCGTGGCATCGGCGCTGTCTTTCGCTGTGATGTTGTACGAGTTTGCGTTTACAACTAAGTCTACTTGATATTCGTGATTTAGCACTGCGGCTGTCACATTACCGCCTAGCGAAGCGGCGCCGGAAAAGGTAACAAAGTCTCCTTCTACCGCACCGTGACCAGTGTCGCTGACAACCAGCGTGGAGGATCCATTGCTGGCCGCAAAGGTCACATCTCCGGCGCTTGTTGTCTCTCTGAGTGGGGTCACGTCAGCAATAATGCCCCCCGACTCCACATAGAATTTTAAGTTTGTCCCGACCCCGAGGTACTTGTTGCCATCAGCAGATCCCCAGTCAAAAAGAGATCGGGCAACGCCTTGGATAGCCGTGCCGATGTACTTTGTCCATCCACCGATAGTTTCTACGCGGCCCTTGCGAAAGCGAACCTTGTCTCCGTCAAACCATCCGGAGTCGGCGCTGTACTCTGTACCTTCCTTGTTAATGCCCGGACTAAAAGCAATCTTGGTTAGCGCCACAACTGCTCCTCAGTATACCCACATAGTTGGCGTGGAGTTTCTCTTGTCTATATGCACAAATGTCTTTGCCACCCCGATACCGTTAAAGCCCATCTCAATGGCCTTCCAGACGATTATCATCCGTTCGTGGCCGTTTCTGACTCGTATATCGGAAGCAATCCCATAGGCGTGCATTCCCGGCTTGTCTTTTTTTGACTCTATGCTATGACTGGGGGCGCGATACCCAGATGTAATAATAAATGGAAAGCCACACGCCTCACGCAAGTTGTCTAGATCCTTTATGAAATCAAGGTCCATTTTGTTCTCGCCAGTCTCCTGACAGTCAAAGTCAGACAAACTGAAATACTTAAACTCGCTCACTCTTTTCTTCCAGAGCCAAGGAACAGGCCAAAAGACCCAGTCAGCGCCCCCGTCATTACGCTAACCAGAGCCGCCTGCTCTGGATTTGGGTCTGGCAGATCCATAAACCACTCAACAACCCGGTAAGTCATTATTATCATTACAAACATGACCAGTCGCGGCAGTATTCGCCAGCGATCTATTGACTCTGGAGAGATCACCCACACAGCACCCAAAATGAGATTAAGGCAATGTTCATAGCTACAGCAAAAACAAAAACCCAGCCAGCCTGCTCTTCTGTGAGATGCATCATTTTCGCCTTGCAAGCCTTGCCGACTGCTTTAACTCCGTCAGTTAAAATCATCGCTTACTTTTCTCTCGCCACGTTTTTGGTTTTTTCAAACGTCCTTAAACCGCCCAGCCCTAGCATTCCCAAGAGGACCGTCAGTAGGCTTTCCATTTCAAACACAGGAAGGGGCGGGGTTTCTATTCCGGCGTATGCAGTAACAAACACAGTCAAGGGTTGGCCCAAGAAATGCCACGCCAAGGCAAGGCCGCAAGACCAGCCAACAAAAGGGCGCCAGCCAGCAACAAACATAGATTGATGCGCGGCTTCTGTCTTGTTTATCTCAATCTGCCCTTTTGCCAGCTCATGAGCGTGTCGCTCTGACATAGTGGCTATTTCGTGGGCTAACCGATTGCGCTCATCCGCATCTGGGATGAACTTGTCCAGTAGCCCCGTCACGGGGGCTATAAGAGACTCAAGCATGCTGACTCCTTAGAAAGAGGAAACAGCTACGCGCTTCCAGCTATTGGTCGCAACGCAGACGTATAGGTAATTGCTGTCCCACGCTATTTCGCCCTTAGTTCCAGACGCAGATGAACTTCCGGGGGTTTGAGAATTGTCAATCCTAATGTGATCGCCGGTACTTACTAGGGCAGAAAATGTTCCTGCCCCCGGAGTTCCAGAGCCAATATTGGTTCCGTCAATGTTCCCCGCGTTAATGTCTACCGTCGTCAGTGTCGAAGTTCCGCTAGCGGTAATGTTTGTAAACGTCCCGGCGGCGGCTGAAGCGGCTCCTATAACCGTACCGTCAACGGATCCGCCGTTAATGTCCGCATTAGAAAAAGACGAGGCGCCTGTTGATGCTACGTTACCAGTAACATTTCCAGTCAGGTTCCCAGATACATTGCCGGTCACATTGCCGGTGACGTTGCCCGAGACAGCCCCGGTGACATTGCCTGCGACGTTACCCGTTACGTTTCCAGTAAGGTTTGCCGTGACGTTTACAGCTACAAGGTCTGTAAACACCTGACTAACCACAGCTCCGCCGCCTGCCCCGTCAAACTTAACAACAGCATCTTTTCCGTTGGCAAGCTCAAAGTCATTAGAAGCGTTGTATGTGCCCTGAAATATAATTAGCGAGCGCCCGCCGGTAAGGCTGTTTCTCACAAAACAGATTTTTTCTGCATTGTTGGGAGTAAGTTGTACATAAGCAGTCGCGCCAAGGTCTCCGCCGTCGCGGAAATCAATAAACTTATTGCGCCCGGTGGAGGACGCGCCGTCAGTGATTGGGAGTGCCGTGGGGGAGCCAGAAGACCCCGCCGACGCCAAAGTAATCGCGAGAATTCCGTTAACAGCTTCGTCAATAAGATCAAAGTTTGTATTGGTTGTCGCGCCCCAAAGACCAGCCTGATCCCCTGTGGTAATTTTCTCAATGCCGAGATTGTCTGTGTATGTGCTAGTCATTGTCTTCCCTATGCCGCAATTTCGACCCAATTCGGGTCTTGATTGACGATAATTTCATTCCAAGATACGACGGACGCACCAGATGTCTGACCATTAGCGGCTACGCCCGTCAGGAATATCTTAATTTCTGCGTTCGGGGCAACAATCCCGACTTGGCCCTGAAGCCTCGGTGAACTAACGGCTACGTTGGGGCCAACGCCTTCAGTAATGGCAACGGTGCCCGCAGATCCTGTCGCGGCTACGCCTGTAACGCTAATATTGCCTGCGCCAACGACAGAAACACTGCCGACTCCACCAGTCGCGGTTACTCCAGTAACGCTGACGATAGCGCCTGCATTGACAGTAATACTGCCAACCGCTCCGGTGGCGCTGACGCCTGTGACAGAGGCAGAAACACCCGTAGTAACATCAATGGTGCTATTTACGTCATCAGCAAGGCCCGCAAAAGGCTCTTCTGAAAAAGACAGCCCGCCAAACAACGAGCCGCCAAGCTCCGCGTTATTACCGCCGACAATGCCTGTAGCAGAAACGCCAGTTACACTAATGCCTGTCGGCAGTGATACTATTACAGACCCAACTGCGGCTGTAGATCCTAGGCCAGTAACGCTAACAGACTCGTTAAATATAAGCGCGCCTACTGCACCGCTCGCCTGCAAACCTGTTACAGAAACGGCTCCCTGCGTACTAACAGATACAACAAAGGGGACGCTGTTTTCTGACGATAACGGGGCTTCAGCAAAAGCATTTTCTGTGATCGCGCCGCCGTTTTCCTCAACAGGATTGGGCAGTCCCGCCTTTGCTGATACGCCAGAAACACTAACAGAAACGTCGGCCATGACTTACTGTTTATCCGCTTTTTGGTCTATCTTGGCCTCTATTTGATCTAGCTTTACAAAAAGCCGCTGAACGCCATTTTCAAACTCTTCACGCCGGATGTACTCGCCAGCCACTAGGACTTCAACGCGATTTACCTTTTCGATAATCATGTCGTCTGTTCTCTCAAGCATTCGCACAGAGTCCCATAGTGTTTTTAAAATCCATCCAACTACGCCGCCTGACACAGTTATGATTGTATTGATCATCCCTTGATCCATATCTGCCTCCCGACGGCGCGGCTTGATTATCCGTTCCAGCCGAAGTCAGCTTGATCGTAGACTCCGTCGTTGTTGATATCACACAGGCGCACCCACGTTTGCATGTCAAACGAGTACAGAACAGTTGTGTCAAAGTTTAAGCACCATTCATGCGAGCCGACCTGATACCCCTCAGTCACGGGAGGCTGGTAGGTAGAGTCGCGCTGAATGCTGGGGTGGATTCTTCTAAAGTAAACACCGCCGTCCTGATACCCATTTTTTATGTAGACATCCGCAGGAGTAACAAAAACCCGCTCATGCTCCTTGACGGTGTATGTGGACCCGTCTGGGTAGTCAATGTATATCTGGGCTAAGGCCAAGGGTGATGCAAGTAAAGCCAAAAATAAAATTCTAAACATAGTACGCTCCTTAAAGTTGAGTAATGCCAGCCAACTTTTTGGCTCTTGCCAAATCATTTTCGTGGGCTGTCTGGCAATGATACTTCTGGAGCGGATAGAAAAGAAGGTCTATTGCAAAACGAGCTTGACTCCAGCCCACCCGGTCTCGAAGTCTCCATGAGCGGCCACTAATCGACTCGTTTGCGTTGGTTCCCAGCAAAAAAGTGACGTTCATCAGTTGAGATACCGCGTCTCCGACCCTGATTAAATAGTCAAGGATTAGCCACGCCCCAGAAGATTTATCCCTTGTCTGCTCCATTAGTCGGCATTAAGCTCGGTCAAGTCATCCCACACGCGAGTAGCATGAGCCGCCGCGTCAAAAGGCACTGTCGCGTCCAAATCATCTGGGTCTCGATCGACCCAGCCATTTGCGGTTGCTTGATCTGACAAATATGACTCTAAATCTGCCTGCGATGCAATCTCTTCAAGCGCCTCAGATATGTCTGCACCATCATCAGAGATGCCAATCATAATCCAATCTTGTGGACTCGCTGTTCCGCTGTCTGAAACGGCATACATGCCGCCTGTGCCTTGTGATACACCAAATTTAAGAAACGTAGGAATAGTGCCTTCCGGCGTAAGGCGATATTTAACAACTTTATGCGGCATCACTAGCGTCCTTTAATAGCGGAGTGTTTGTTAATGAGGTTCTATCCATAATTTGAAACCCCCTGTTATCTGCAAACTCGGCTGGGCAATGCGTCCACTTTTCAGCACACTTTTCTAGCCATTGCACTGTATGATGATGCTCTGGCGCTGTGCCCTGTTTTATTAATTCGTTTTCCCACTGAAGGTATGCAAACACTTCTGCCTGCGCTTGTGCGGCGTTAATACCCAGATCGAATATGTAGATCAAATTACCTTCATCAATCATGCCATTACGACTTCTAGCGGCATTTAGCGCCTGCTTCATGCAGGTCATAATGTGGTACCTGACCTCTTCCTCTTCGTAGTCTTCTTCAGTCAGGGTATCTTTGCCCAATTTCTTCATCAAAGAATCGTATTGATTGGTAAAAAAGTTAAGCTTTCGGATAGCCGCCTCTACATAACCCCTTGAGGATTCAGCTTTAGCTATCAACTCGTCACGTCTAATTTCTAGTAGTTCGCGCTCAAGGTGATCTTCTTCCTGCGTGATCCTACGCTCAATCTTTTTTAGTTTGACCTCATCCTTTTTCATGCGGAAGTACCCTTCCTGCAACGCTGATTTGGTCTTTTCAATTTCAGCAAGGCTGTGCTTAACAGAACGGATTGGCGTAATGGCTGTCACATCTAGCGTCACGCTCATCATTTGCGAATGCGACTTGTAGAAGTTGCTGGACGCTTGAGCTATTGCAGGAGACTTTTCCTGTATGTTGGCCAGCATTGACTTGTATTCTGGTTTTGCCGCAGGCAGGTGAATGTTAATGTCATGCGCGACTAGTTCTGTTTTTTCTTTTACTTTTAACATTATTGAAGACCTCCGTGAGCGTTTGATAAAGCACCCATTCCGTTTTCACCCGCCGTGTTTAAATCACCAAAATCGGAGGCATTTCCCGTTGTGTTTATTTCAATATACTCAATACGGGCACTGTTACTCGCACCACCTGCTATAAGCATTCTTGTTGAACTTGCACAACCGCCTTGACCTTCGTTGCTTGCAAGTAGATCACCAAAATCAGTGGCATTGCCAGTAGACGCTATAGTGACATATTCAATAACATTATTATCCATTCCTGCCGCTATAGCCCTTGTGCTGTTGGAAGCTCCTGCGCCAATTTTGCGGCTTCCTCCTGCATCACCAAAATCTGTAGCATTGCCTGCGGAGGCTATTGTTATGTAATCAATTACATTTGAGGAGCCGCTTGTTAAAAAACGACCCATAAAAACGCCTCTTGTTGGGGAACAGCCGCCCCCTGATGGGCCACCTGCCGTAGTAAGATCACCAAAATCTGTAGCATTACCTGTTGAGGCTATGGTTACATAATCCATAACGTTAGAGTTTTCTGCTTGACCGGTTCCCGCATTTTCGCTATTGGCACCTGCCGATACTCCGCGAGTACTGCTAGCAACACCAAAACCAAGTTTTCTTGCAACTGTCAAATCTCCAAAATCAGCTAAAGTACCACCCGCCGAAATTGTAAAATACTCTATGACATTTGAATACTGGTTACTGGCTGTTCCTGTTGTAAAGATACCGCGAGTAGATGATGCAATACCTGATCGTGCCTTTTGCAAGCCCATATTGCCAAAATCGGAAGCATTGCCTAAAGTTCCTATTAACACCTTTTCTAAGTCCGAATTAGAAGAACCAGTATTAAAAAACGCTGTAGGCGGAAGATTTCCTGACGTGGGCCATAAACCGCCTCGCGTATACGCCTCTGCCTCTCCTAAAGACCACACTCCACTAGCAGAACTAGTCTCATAGTTTGCGGTTGGCGCAACAGGAGCATCGCTAATAATGTTGCCTTGATAGCGTTTAGACATTTATCTGCTCCCATGCTATCCCTTCTTCATTCCAAGCGTACATGTTATTGTCCGCAGGCATGGCAACGGGTGCCTCCCAGCGGCAACTAGTCTCGTTTAGCACCCAGCTAGCATAGGGCCGAGGCGCTATAAAAGCATCACGACTAGAATCAAAAGTGTGTCCTATCCCTGCAAAATTCTTTCGTATATTGCCGTTATAGCTTGTCTGTTTCCATGTGCCGCCAAGCAGTTCATTACAAAATGACGTGCCCAGCAACTCTTGCTCGCTTCCGGTGCTATCAAGGATTTGTGCGTTATTCACAACAACAACCCTAGAAACCTCATTGCTTTCGTTTATTTCTGCAAAATGCGCCATCAGAACGTGATGCTCCCTGACCCAGTGAATGTATAAATATTGTAAGCGCCATCAGTTGTTAAGGTTGGAGATCCTGTTGTAGCAGATGCAGTGCTTCTAGTTCGGATAATGACAACACCGGATCCGCCAGCACCTCCTGTACCAGTATCCCAGCTTCCGCCGCCACCGCCGCCGGTATTCGCCGTGCCAGCAACTCCCGTCGCTCCAGCCGAAGGAGCGCCCGTTCCGCCACCGCCATTCCCGCCAACACCGGGGCCACTGGCATAACCACTTTGCAATCCGCCACCACCGCCACCAGCGTAGTAGACAGCAGATCCGGTAATCGAAGATTGAACGCCAATCCCCCCAGTGCCCGCCGTAGAGGCACCGCTGACACCGGCTCCGCCTGCCGCGCCAGCACCACCGCCGCCGCCTCCAACTCCAGAGGAGCTTACCGTATTACCGCCAGCGTTTCCTTGGCCAGAGGTAGCCGATCCGCCTGTGAGGCCAGATTGATAGTTAGCACCACCGCCTGATCCGCCAGCACCGGGGGCGTTTCCGCTGTAAGTTCCACCAGCACCGCCGCCAATCGAAGTCACCGTAGTTATTCCGGTTCCCGAAAGGACGCTATTAGAGCCGTTAGCTCCTGCCGATCCACCACCGCCAACAGTCACAGTATAGGTAGCGCCACTGGTCAAAGCCAGACCAGTTGCCGTTAAAAGGCCACCCGCTCCGCCGCCGCCTGCCGCATAGGTAGAGCCGCCGCCGCCCCCTCCCGCGACCACTAAATGGTCTATTACGGTAGACGACCCCGGCCAGACATAGGCATTTTGATATTGCGCAGAAGTTGACCAAATGCCTTGATAATTTGGCATTAGGAAAGTCCTCCGTGGCTATTAGATGTGGTTTGAGTGGCTTGTGTTCTAGCCTGCGCCAAATCTCCAAAATCTGTGGCATTGCCAACGGAGGCTGTTGTTATGTAATCTATAACGTTAGTCCCTCCGTTACCTCCGCAAAAAACAGACCTAGTTGTTCCTGATGTGCCGCCTAATTCTTGGCGGGCAACAGTAAGGTCGCCAAAATCCGTAGCGTTACCAGTAGATGCGATCGTGACATACTGAATTACATTGCTACCTGAAGTGGTGCCCCCGGCAAATACAGCGCGTGTGGAACTGGCCGCACCCGCCGTTCGCCGCGTAGCTGTCAGCAAGTTACCAAAGTCCGTAGCATTGCCAGTAGAGGCAATAGTGACATAATCCATTACGTTTGATTTGTTAGCACTACCCTCGGTTCCGCCTGCACAAATCGCCCTTGTGGAGTTTGAGGTGGCTGTTGTTTGCGCTCTACCCTGAGTTAAGTTGCCAAAGTCTGCGGCATTACCAAGAGAGGCGATAGTGACATACTGAATGTTGTTGGCGTAAACAGTACTCCCATCGTTATAAGTGCCACCAAAAAATAAACCTCTGGTAGAGCTAGACGCACCGGCCACCCCACTGCCAACTGATTGGTTCATGTTGCCAAAATTTGCTGTTGTCCCGCCAGAAGACATAGTAAAGTAATCCATATCAATGCTAGTCGTATCACCGCCGCCAACAAGTCCCCTCGTTGCACTACTACAACATCCACCCATATATTCGGCAGAATAAAAATCCCCAAAGTCAGTAGCATTACCCGTAGACGTAATGGTAATGACATCTATCTGCTGAAGAGCGCCTGATTCGTAACCAGCAACAATAAACGCTAGCTCTGGGACAGCAGGTGTCACACTCCCACTCGCATCGCTGGGCGCTGAATATCCAAACGCATTGATTGCCCATACGTTAAACGTGTAGCTTGTTCCGTTTGACAGGCCCGTAACCGTTATCGGGGAGGATGTTCCAGACGCGCCATGTGCATTGGTGCCGTCTTGAACCCGAAAGCCAGTGATGGCCGACCCGCCAACATCAGAGGGCGCAGTAAACGATACAACTGCCTCGTCATCCCCCGGAGAACCCGAAACACCAGTAGGCGAGTCTGGAGCGTTTAGTCCGTCCTGACCAATAAAACCGCCTTCATTTGTGGCCATAAAAGGCTCCTATTAGCTGATTTCTTCGTAGCTAACGAGAACTTCAAGGTCATTGGCAGTGCCAGCCGTAACCGAAATTGATCGATCTTCTTCAAGGTACATTGACGTATTTTTGTCTAGCACAACCAGTGACGCATCCGCTGGAACGGACACGGTAGCAACAAGAGAGTAGGCTGTGCCGCCAATGTCGTCTTGAGTGTGATAATCCACGGTAACATTGCAGGCGTTTGTGCCGTCAACATTAGCAACTTGAATCATGTTGATCTTGAAAACCTTGCCGCTGGATGCGGCATTGCTAACAAGCGCAGTCGCGTTCGTGTTAGATAGTGCTAGGTAAAAAGACTTACCTGTGATTGTACTGACATTGACAATGTTTGGTGCGGACATTGGCTTATGACTCCTTTAATTAACCGAAAACAATGGCCATTGCGATGGCCTTTCCGGTAGAAATTCCTGCTGTTGAAAAACTAAGCTTCCCTGACCCGTCTGTTACCAAGGCTTGACCGCTTGATCCATCTGCGTTGGGTAGCTCTAGGGTGTAAGTTGCAGTGGCGCTGTGCGGCGGTCCTTGCAAGGTTACGCCGTGACTGTTGCTTTCGCAGTTAAACCGAATCTTACCTGCATTGTTATTGCCGTATAGCTCCACAAAACCCGTACCGTTAGGGAATAACTGAAGGTTGCCGTTAGTGTTGGTTGACTTAATTGCATTCGCATTAAGCTCAAGATTTTCAATAAGAACGGAGCCATCAGACTCTTCATACACGGACTTTTCAGCAGGGTAGGCAATAAATACTGACTTAGAACCCGCGCTAAAGTTCACGGCGGAACCGCTATTAGAGCTTTCCAGAACGGTAGTTCTTGTCAGAGTGTTTCCGCTACTGGCATACGTTCCCAAGCCGACCTCAAAGGCCGTGTTTGTCGTGTCAACGATTGCGTAGTAAGTAGTGTCTGCGTTAGACAAAACCGCCGAAAACGCTTGAAAGTTTGTCACAGCGCCGCCCAGCGATATAGCGCCCGTGCCCGTGGTGGTAGTGGTTTCTTTTACTCTGTCTTTAAGGACAAGTGCCATTGTCTCCTCCGATTAACTATGCTGGCCAATCATGCAATCCGAATAATAGCGTTAGAGGCATCAGCCGTTGGAAAGACGATGGTAAAGTCTCCCGAACTAGATGACTTGTCAGCTCCAAAATCCAAAACAAGCACTGTATCGGTCGTTGAAGTCGCGCCGCCGGTAGTTGTATTGTAAATTAAAGCGCCACGAGCCGTGATTGATGATGATCCAAAAGTCAGATCGGCAAAATCAGTTAGTGCCGTTGTTCCTGACGTGGTGGGGGTGACGTTGGTGAGCGCACCACCTCCAGCCGAGTACCCAGTGCCCGAGACTTCGTTGGAGGTCGTGTAGGCGGTTGTGGCCGCATTAAAACTGGCGCTGTTGGTGTACATTGCCAGCTTAAAGCTGTCGCCGCTAGAGGCAGTAAAGTTGTGTGAACCTACAAGCAATTCTTGCTTGAATGATGTACACATGTAGTTTCCGCTAAAAGCCATATCAAAGTCTCCTGATGAGTTCGGCTAGGTCTTTTTGCCCCGCATCACACAGAGCGTTGTAAACAGTGGTTCGGTCGCTTTTTATGGCTTCCTTCATGTAATAGACAAGGAGCTTCCTAATGTCGGCTCTAAATGCCTCTGCCTGCGCCCGGACTTCTGGGGCGGCGCTTTCTGCTATTGAGACAATCTTATCTAGACATCTCTCAGCAATTTCTTCTGGGGTAAACCCTCTGTTGGACGTTGTTTGCACAAACACGTTCCCAACTGCGGCGTCAATCATCCTCTAGGCTTCCTTACTTCTCCGGAGCGATAGCTGTCTGTGGTGCTATATCCCTCGCCCAACTGTTCTAACTTGCCGAGCGCCTCCATGTACCGTTGC